TGAGATTGAGAAGGTTGAGGGGTATAAACTTTTATCTAAGGGATATGTAAATAATAAAACCAAATTAGAAATTCAATGCTCTGAAGGACATAAGTTTGAAGGAACATGGGGTGGTTTTCAAACAGGTAATAGATGTCCTGAATGTGCTGGTAAAAAGAAAAAAATAATTAAGGAAGTAAGGGAATATGTAGAAAGCCAAGGCTATATACTAATTTCAAAGGAATATAAGAATAATCAAACAAAACTGAAGATGAAATGTCCTAAAGGTCATATATTTTGGATGAATTGGAATAATTTTTATACAGGTGGAAATAGATGTCCTGAATGTTGTAATTCCAAATCCTTTTCCAAAGGTGAAAAAGAAGTATTAGAGTATATACAATCTATTACTGATACCACTATTATACCAAATGATAGGACACAAATTCTTAACCCTAAGACAGGACATAACCTTGAGTTAGACATCTTCCTTCCAGACCTAATGAAGGCAATAGAGTATAATGGAGCTTACTGGCATTCCGATAAGGAAACTAAATATAGAGACAAACAAAAGGTTGTACAATGTAAGGAGTTAGGAATTGATTTTATGGTTATAGAGGAAGAAAACTGGAATAATAACGAAGAAGTTAAAAATAATATAAATAAATGGATAGGAGTATAAGATATGGCAGTAACAACAGTAGAAGATCAAACCTTTTATGAGCTCACCGGATTTAAAGTTGAAGATACCAGTCAGTTGAAATTATTCAACATACTGAGTGATCATGATACAACAATGTTCATGAATATATGGAGGACATTTTCTTTAAATGAGGATACTTCCATAGATGTTATGTTTTATGATACCTATGAGGTTGGGAGTGATGCATGGTGGGATAACATTTCTCAGGATATTTATGGAACACCTAGTCTTTGGTGGATCATAGCATTGATGAATGATGTGGTTAATCCTTTTGAGGAATTATTGGAAGGAAGTAATATAAAATATTTAAGAGGTGAATATCTTTATGTCTTATTTAAGGACATAGAAAGATTGGCGGATTTATAATATGGAAAAACAAGAATTTACAGGAACATTTTCAGTTGTGATATCACTTGAATCACAGGATGTAATAATAGATAACCAAGATATTATGAATTGTTATTTTGTTGAGGATATTTATTCTTATTGTATAAGTGGAAAGTTAGTATTCTATGATAAATATGGACTTATGGAGTATGGTCCATTTACAGGAAACGAACAGATAACCATAGTATATGGTATTGAAGAAGATAGACAACTTCCATTTGATATATGGAAGTTAAGTAAAATTCAACAAAGTACCATTACCGATCCTACATCTGAAAACTTAATGGAATTATATTTTGTTGATGTTACGTTTGAGTTATATACATTAAAAAGGTATAGTAAGAGCTTTAATGGTAAGAAGCTTGTAACAACAGTTATCAATGAGATATTGAAAAATATGATGGAGATTGATAATAAGTATATCAACTATGAACCATCAAGTAATTATATAACAGATTACATCATCCCTTACTGGACACCGATGGAAGCAATAGGTTGGCTATGTAAAAGAAGTAAAGGTAGTGAATCTGAAACAGGTGGTTACTTATGTTATAACAATACAAAAACTCAATTCAATACCAATATATACACAATTAATAAATTACTTAATGATAAAACTTATATAGATCCTACTCCTTATATATTTGAAGGTACATTGGATAAAACTAACAAAATATTAGATTGGTCTATATCCGGTATTGATAAAAATAGTACAAAAACACTTAGAGGTGGTAATTGGAGAGGTTATGATTCACAAACCAAAAGTTTTATAAATTTAAATTATAGATATTCTGATGGAGTTGAAGATACAATATTGATGGGTAAGAAATCATTATTCAATAATATATCTGAAGAAACGGTTAATAAATTTATAGGTGAATCAGATGAAGATATATTAAAGAATGTTGTATATTCTGAATGGGTAAAACGTTACTCGTTACAACAAATTGTTTCCATAGTTGTTATGGGTAATGAAAGTAGATATGCAGGACAACAAATAGAGATACAATGGCCAAGTATAAAAAAAATAAATTATAATAAAATGTTAAAAGGAAAATATCTAGTAAAAAGTATAACACATATGTTTGTAGGTGGTGGTAATTTAGGATATATGCAAAAAATGTTATTAATTAAAAATGCATATTCTGATATAGATATGATAAGTCTACTTCCTTCAACTAAAACTAATATAATATAATGAGAGGTATAAAATGTTAAAAAATCTACCTGATGATTTGAAATTTTCAAGTACTAAATTTGATTCAATATATAGAGGAGTAATAGAGGATAACGATGATCCATTAAAGATGGGTCGTGTTATGGTAAGAATTTTTGGCCTACATACAAGTACTCTTACCAAAACAGATATAGAAGGTATACCTACAAGTGATTTACCATGGGCTGAACCTGTTCTATCAATTTTAGAAGGTTCAATATCTGGTTATGGATTGTGGTCGGTACCATTAAAAGGTTCACATGTAATGATATTTTTTGAAAGTGGTAATTATACACAACCACGATACTTCGCAACTGTACCTGGTATACCAACTGTAGCTGCAAATACAAATGTTGGATTCAACGATCCTGATGGTATATATCCAAGGTCTGATAGATTGAATGAATCCGATTTTCATAGATTAGCAAGAGGAACTAAAGATGCCGTTACATCACCTGCATATAACGCACAGTATCCACATAACATAGTATTAGCAACACACGGTGGTCATATAATTGAAATTGATAGTACTCCTGGTAATGAAAGGATTAACGTTCAACATAAGTGTGGTTCGTATGTTGAATTAGATAAGGATGGTAATAAAACAGAAGAAGTAAAGAAAGATTATACTTTAACAATAAGTAATAATAATACAGTAACAATTGGTGGTAATTTAACAGTAAATATAACCGGTGATGCGACTGTGGATGTAGGTGGTGTGGCTACTATAACGGCACCAGATATAAATTTAAAAGGAGATACTTTGATAAATGGAACACTTGGAGTAACTGATGGTAATTTAGCATCATTTTCTGGATCTGTTTTAGCAACAGGAGAAGTTACAGGAAAAGGTGTTGAATTGAGCACACATACTCACGGTGGAACAGAACCTGGCTCTGGTAGTACAGGAGCACCAAACTAATGATAGATGTTAAATTTGAAACGGATAAATATGGTAGAGGGTAAAATAGAACAAATGTAGCTTCTATTTACACACCACCCTCTACCATAAACTTTTTTAATTCCTGAGTGTATGTATGTGTACGCGCAAATTTTACGCTTTTTGAGTAGCTGAATTAAATAACATTAATTAAATTTAATTAATGAATTAATAAAAAAATAAAAAGAATAGAATTTTAATTAAATAAAAATAAAAAGAATTAATTGGAGAATTTATGGCAACAAATATAGTATATAGTGATTTTGATATAAATATTACAAGGCAAACAGATGGGGATTTAACAAAAAATACTGGATTTAATGCAGTTAAAAATTCAGTAACTAATATTATTTCTACAATTCAAGGAAGCAGACGTATGTTACCAGAGTTCGCAATTAATATTCATAGATTATTATTTGAGCCTATAGATGAAATAACAGCACAGGTTATAGCTGAAAATGTAATTGAAGGAATTAATTATTGGGATGATAGAATTGAAGTGGTTGGATTTGATATAGAACCAAGATATGACCTTGGAGAATACCGATGTAGAATGAATGCTAAGATAATAACTTCTAAGGAAGTTGAGACAATAGATTTTATATTGAAATAAATTTTATAAATAGAATAAGGAAGGAGATTTGTGAAAAAACTATTATATAAAAATGTGAAGGAAGAAATTGAAAAGGAAGGTTATAAACTTCTGTCGGAAGAGTATGTGGATGCTAAAACAAAATTGGAATTGGAGTGTCCGGAAGGACATAAATTTTGGATGATATGGGCCAATTTTAATCAAGGCCAAAGGTGTCCTATATGTGCTGGTAATCAAAGATATACAATTGAGGAAGTAAGGGAGTTTATGGAGAGTAAGGGGTATAAACTACTGTCAAAGGAATATAATAATAATCATACAAAATTAGAATTAATGTGTCCTAAAGGTCATAAGTTTTGGATGACATATGGTAATTTTCAACAGAAACAAAGATGTCCACAATGTCATTATAATAATATGAAATTAACATATGAAGAAGTAAAGGAGTATATAGAGGACAAAAGGTATAAACTACTATCAAAAGAATATAAGAACAGCCAGATAAAGTTAGAATTAGAATGTCCGGAAGGTCATATATTTTGGATGACATGGGCTTGTTTCCAACAGGGTAGTAGATGTCCGCAATGTTGGTATGAAAGTATAAAACATTCTTATGAGCATGTTAAGGAATACATAGAGAATAAGGGCTACAAGTTATTATCGGAGGAGTATAAAGGTGCACACACAAAATTAAAGTTAGAATGTCCGAAAGGACACATATTTTTGATGTCATGGTCTTGTTTTGAACAAGGTCAGAGATGTCCCCAATGTTGTTATGAAAATGTTTCCTCCAAAGGTGAAAAAGAAGTGTTAGAGTATATACAATCCATTACAGATACTATTATTATAGAAAATGATAGGACACAAATCATTAACCCTAAGACAGGTTATAACCTTGAGCTAGATATATTTCTTCAGGATTTAAAGAAAGCAATAGAGTATAATGGCTCTTACTGGCATTTAGATAAAGAAACAAAATATAGAGATAACCAGAAGGTAGTTCAATGCAAAGAAAAAGGTATAAACTTTTTAGTAATAAACGAAAATGACTGGATAAATAATAACGAAGGTTGTAAAAAAGATATTAGAAAACTATTAGGAGAGAATAAATGAGTGAATTAACCCCGGAATACCTAAGTTTGGATTTTAATACGATTAAAGCAAAAATAAAAGAAGAATTAGCGGCCAGTCCAAATCAGACATTCCGTGATTTAAATTATGAAGGAAGTAATATTTCTCTCCTTATA